ACCATTTGATGGTCGAATATTCCCACCGGAGCCCCAATATTATATATACGTGAACCCGGCAACGGTTTATGGGGGGATATTTTAACCGGTGGCTTTCGAAGACCTTCTGAATACAACATACATATATCATTATAACCATCTTTTGTTATTAATTCTGCTTTATATTCTTTCCCATCAATATCAATCAATTTAAACGTAGTATAAAAAGCGGCCGGCCCCGAGGTACAAACATGCGCAGCCGTTATAACTAAGCTTCCATTTTGTGTATTTTTAACAACGAATCCGGATCCGATATAGCGAGCGGTTTGGCCAAATTTAAAACATCTTTCAAATATACATATTTGATTCTCTTCCTTAACTGATACAAACATAAAAGAGTCGCGAGGTAAATTGTGTGCCGTTTCTTCGGCTGTATAGTGATAGGTGTTTTTATTGTGGTGGTGGGTATACGTGCATGTTACTAAAAAAAGAACTAATAGAGACATTAGAATTTTTTTCATTTGGAAGCCAACTCCAGTTTCCATCGTATTTCAACCTTTTTTTTGCCATTCTTGTCTTTGGTTGTTTTTTCTTTGTATTCTGCTATTATATTTGATCCGTTGGTTGTCCATCTTGCAATTGTTTCTTGAGGGTTTATTTCTTTATAGCGCCCCATTGCTACGTCAATTATGAACTGGACGCCGGCTTTGACGAGAGATGCGTCTTCTGTCTTATAGCCAGTTATAACGTGCGTTTTTTTATCCTTATGAATTTTGTCTAGCCAAACAAGACATCTTGCGAATTTGGGTAAAATTTGCTTTTTAATAGATGGTTCTTGTGATTGCACGATCTCATATAAAAATCCTTTAATGGCATATATCTGATCGTTGTCCATGGGTGTACACCCCTTTTTGCATAGCACCACCTTAGCTTGCGCTAAGGCTGGAACCAGCAAAAGCATGAGTGTGGTCATCAATACTTTTTTCATTTTTAAAGAGCCTCCTAATAATAACTATGAACGAAATAAAACAACAGTTCTTTTTCTTAATAAAATAATCAAAACTATTTATAATGTGCATTAAATACAAATCATTTATATGGCGAAAAAAACTTATATTCTAGATACAAGCGTCTACCTAACAGACGCAAACGCGCTAACTGCTTACCAAAACAATGATATAATCATTCCATTTAAAGTTTTAGAGGAAGTAGATAAGCACAAGAAGCGACAAGATAGTGTCGGCTCTAACGCTCGAAAAACAATTCGAACGCTTGATTCCATAAGAGAGCGCGGTTCGCTTTATAAAGGGGTCAGAATCGCCAAAGGAAAGGGCATCGTGACGGTCAAGGGCGCCGAAAGTAATCTTTTGGACACATCCATAGCAGATAATGAAATAATTACAGTTGCGCTAGAAGAAAAACAAAGAAATGAACAAAGAAAAGTGATCCTTGTTTCGCGCGACATCAATATGCGCGTAAAGTGCGATGCGCTGAATCTTTTAACCGAAGACTATATTATTAATCAAGTAGTCAAAGATACCGATCATTTGTACACAGGTTTTAAGATGCACCTTGTTGATGATCAAATTATTGACCAGTTTTACAATGGAGAAAAAATTTATTTAGACAAAGAGGACGTGGCGCTGCAACCGAATCACTTTTTAATGCTAGTTTCCAACTCCAACGAAAAGAAAACTGCACTTGCAAGATTTTATAATTATTCAAAGCCCCTTAAAAGAATCAATGGGGAACATAAACATGGCGTATGGAACGTACGAGCCCGCAACAAAGAACAAAGTTTCGCTCTTGATTTATTGATGGATCCTGATGTCCAAGTCGTCACTTTGGTCGGAAAAGCTGGTAGCGGCAAAACACTTTTATCTATAGCTGCCGGCTTAGCTCAGGCGGTGGAAGAAATTAAAGACACTACGTATAAGAGATTAATTGTGTCTCGCCCAATTCAGCCGCTAGGAAAAGATATTGGATATCTACCCGGGACAATGGAAGAAAAAATGGCGCCATGGCTAAGCCCTATCCAAGACAATTTAAGATATTTAATGGGGAACGATAAAGAAACCTTAAGAATGTACACTTCACAGGGTATAATAGAAATTGAAGCTTTAACTTACATAAGAGGCCGCTCAATTGCAGATGCCTTTATTATAATTGACGAAGCACAGAACTTGACAGCACACGAATTAAAGACTATAATTACAAGAGTGGGCGAGAACACAAAAGTTGTATTGACGGGCGATATCGATCAAATCGATAATGCGTATGTTGACGAAACATCGAATGGTCTAGCATATGCAGTAGAAAAATTCAAGAGTCATGACATATCAGGGCATATCACCCTAGTAAAGGGCGAAAGATCGAAAGTTGCAACATTAGCAGCTAAAATACTTTAAAAGACTTGACACAGTGATATATTACATATATAATGGAGGTAAATATGAGTACTGAGAATGAAAATCCAGACTTGCTTAAGGCAGTAGAAAAATCAAATGAGCTAAAAGAATGGCTTGTGGATTACGTGGGAAATAAATGCAACCCAGAGTCTGATGAGGTAAATGTGGAGATGATAATTAAAGTGATGGCAGAAGATTTCCCAGAGTTTCTTTTAGTGTTAGCTGAAGAAAATTTCATTAGAGGATACCAGCAAGCACTCGCGGATGTCGATGAAGGAGAAAGATTGGCACAGAAAGAGGGAGTGGTCTAGCGGTGGATATGAATTATATTTCTAAAAGTGCTACTGCGGTTAAAAAGAATAGCAGAGAAAAATATATTTACGGAGATAAATTAGTTTTTGTAAAGGATCAACTTCCCTTTGGGTTTGATTTGGATTATGTGCTTGAGACAATTGAGAATCTAATTCCACGTAACTTTTTTGAGAATATTGACACAATTTATGTAGGAAAATTTAAAGGCCTTGAAGGCGGAGATCTCCCATTCAATGCCAAATATAAAGATAATGCTTTATACGTGACAAACGAACAAGATAGCGAAAACGATATGTTGGATGACATTGTTCATGAAGTCGCCCATGCCGCGGAAGAACAATTTGAAGATCAAATCTATTCTGACCTCACGATAGAAAATGAATTCAAAGGAAAGCGGCGCACCCTTTATCATCTTTTGGATCAAGAAGGATTTGAGCCTTCTTTAGAGCAATTTGATAATATTGAATATGACAAGCCTTTTGATCGATATCTTTATAAAGTAGTGGAGTATCCCACATTAAGCACTTTAACAACCGGCTTATTTTATTCTCCATATTCTATTACGTCTCTTCGCGAATATTTCGCGAACGGGTTCGAAAATTACTTTTTAAGAGATCAGAGCTACTTAAAGAAGATAAGTCCAGCGTTATATAGTAAAATTGCTGATTTATTTGATAACAACATAGGAGAACAACGAGATAATGAATATTAAATTTATTAACAAAACTACTGTTGCAATTACAGAATCTTTGCATTGGTATAGCAATCGACCAGAAATTAAATTGAGACAAATAATTCCACGAGATCAATTTGTTGACGAGTTTAAAAAATTACACCCTTCTTATAATATTGAAAGCATAGAGGGCCCAGAAAACGTTTGTAATTTTAGAACTTTAGAAAATGCGTCGGCTACTTGGACACTTACTGTTTCAAAAAAAGGAAAAGCATCTGCTAAAAAAGCAGAACTGCCCACACCTAAAAAAGCAGTACCAAAGCCAAAGCCATCGCAGCCGTCCGCGAAAACAACAAAGTCTAAAGGTGACTAATGCCCCACATATCTTTCTCAGAATTGAAGCTATGGAATGAGTGCCCTTGGAAACACAAAGTAGTTTACTTAGAAGGGGTTAAGGCCTTCGAAGGTAATGAACATACTGCGTTTGGAACAGCTATTCATTCTACATGTGAACAATTAGTTGAAAATAATATTTCAAATGCACCCGAGTACTTCCAGGAACAGTTTTTAAAAGAACTCCAAGAACTACCAAAAGATTATGAATTGAAAAAAGATCTTGTTGTTGGTATGCGAATGCAGGGATGCATGTTAATTGGCCACATTCTACCTTCATTAAAGGAATCTTTTGGAGATTATGAATTAGTTTCTGTTGAAGAGAAACTATATGTGCCCATTGAAGGATATAACGATTATAACTTTAAAGGATACATTGATTTAGTGTTAAAAACCTCCGATGGAAAGTATCACATAATCGATTGGAAAACGTGTTCTTGGGGTTGGGACACCAGGCGCAAAAGCGAAAGAATGACGACATACCAACTAACATTATATAAGCATTTCTTTTGTATTAAACATGATATAGATCCGTCAAATGCAGACACGCACTTTGCACTCCTTAAAAGAACAGCCAAAAAAAATAATATAGAAATATTTAAGGTTACAAGTGGTAATAAAAAAACTCAAAATGCCCTTAAATTATTGAATAAATCTCTTTATAATTTAACTAATAAAAATTATATTAAAAATCGCATGGCATGCCAAGGAAAATTTGGCCCCTGCGAATTTTTAAAATCACAACATTGTAACTAAGAGGCAAACATGAGCGAAAAAATTAAGATCATGACCATTAGTGATATGCCTTTCGCGCCTTCCGGCGTCGGCACTCAGACAAGATATATCATTGAGAACATGTTAAAAACTGGTAAATACAAATTTATTAGTTTAGGGGGCGCCATGAAACATCCGTCCCACGACCCTATTAGAACTGAAGAGTGGGGAGACGATTGGGTAACTTTTCCAGTTGATGGATATGGTACACAAGAAATTGTACGATCCCTTGTTCGACAAGAGAAGCCCAACATACTTTGGTTTATGACAGACCCAAGATTTTGGGGATGGTTATGGGAAATTGAAAATGAAGTACGCCCACTGGTTCCTATGGTTTATTATCACGTTTGGGATAATTATCCTTATCCGACTTATAACAAAAAGTTTTATGAATCAAATGATTTAATCGCAACAATTTCTAAAGTAACTGATGACATTGTTAAAACAGTTGCGCCTTCGGTAAAATCAATTTACGTACCACACGCAGTGAACACAGAAGCATTTAAAAAATATGATAAAGAAAAGGTTATAGAATTTGCTGAAAGTAGCTTTGGCGATAAATATGATCCAAACAAATTTATTTTCTTTTGGAATAATAGAAACGCGCGCCGAAAACAAAGCGGCTCCTTGATATTTTGGTTTAAGAAATTTTTAGATAAAGTAGGACACGATAAAGCCACCTTAATAATGCATACAGACATTAAAGATCAGCACGGCCAAGATTTAGAAAAAATAATTAACTATCTTGAGCTAACCAATGGCGAAGTAATGTTTTCACAACAGAAAATAGAGCCAGAGCTGCTGGCGTTGCTATATAATATGGCAG